TTTGAAAAGGGGGTGGGGGGGCTTCGGCCCCCTCACCCTCTTTTCCGGCGGCGCATGTTCGCGTCGTCGTAAGTCTGGATTCCCAAGGCCCACTCGGTTCAACTTCGGTTTCCGGACAAATACAAAGAACCTCAGTCCTCTTGGTACTTTCTCGCCTGAGTCTACAAAGCGAGAAACCTGCCCCTCTAACGCCAGACGAGCGGCATAAAACTCGAACTTCTGGCACGTTCCACCACCCCTTCTCCTATCCCAACCCCCATTGCGCTCTCAAGGTCGCGCTTTTCCGAGACTAGCTCGGATTCAAAAAGTTCCTGGCACCCTTTACCCCTTCAGGCCCTTAAGGTAGGAACTGACCTTGTGCTGTGATCTCGGTGCGGAAGTGCTACTGCGTAGTGATTGTAAGATCCTTTTGTGGTTCTGCCCTGGCAAGGCTACAGAGTGCTGTGATCCGCTGCGGATGCCATCCTGGTAACAGGACCCCCAGTGTGCGCAACAGTATGTTCACGGTCTTCCGTGTTCACCACATTCGGAACACTGCTTTCGTGAAACAGTGTGTGTCCAATCCCTGTGATCAGTATCAACCACACCACCTAGGAATGCTAGGAAGGTACCCCGGTTCGCCGGGATCTGATCCTAGGCTAATTGTCTACGGTGGTGCTCCTTTTTATTTTCCACTTCAACTCACTGGTTACAACTGCTTGATTTCTGTGTTTGCTGCTTTTCTCTGCTCTCACTGCCATTCTCAAGTGTTCACACTGTCCAAGCTCCTTTGGTTGTTCGCTTCCACTTGCCACTGTCAACTCTTGTCATGGACCCCTCAAACTTCAAGCTCTTCTCCATCTCCCACCGCACTGCTAAGCGCTGGTCGTGGCGCAGATTCCGTGTGGAGACACGTGAGAAAACCCTCTATTCTTACGTGGACCCCGCGGTTGACGCCTACTTAAAGCGCGAACGAAGGTTTCCCTTCTCCCTTCCCAAACCCTCCCATTTCTACGACTGCCTCTTTTGCAACCATCCCTCTGAAGACGATGAGGATTCACTCCTCACCCTCGACGGAGAGTATGGCGATCCCTGTCCACTTCACTCTGGTGTTCTTGACCCCAAACCCAGATACCAAAAGCCCCCTGAGGACATTCTTGAGGATTCTAACTGGTGTGACGTCCTTAACGAGGATGTTACTTACAGCACTGATTCTCTCCAGAATGCCTTCGACCAACTGGCTCTTGCTCTGCTCCCCGGTTCTGCTCAGGTGAAGGACTCTTCCCACATCTCCAAACTCTACTTCAAGCTCTTCTCTCTTTCCCAATTCCCTGGTGTCCCTACCACACCTCTTTCTCTCCCCAAGCCCACTGGCAACATCATCTCCCAAGGCCAAAGTCAGACCAACATTTACGGTAACGGGAACAACGTGACCACCGATCTCGGTGCGAACGGTTGGTCTCCAACTGTGAATACTGGTCTCGGTGATGGACCCGTTTCTTCTTCTCAGGACGAGGTCCCTGGTCGTGCTGGTGGTTCTTCTTCTGCTCCCAAAAACTCTTCTCCTGCTGTTTCCACCACCCATGCCCAAAACTTCAAACATTGGTGGGAACCTGCTGCTTCTAAGGCCCTCTCCCGTGGCGTCGACAAGGCTCCGGACGGCATCGAAGGCGCTGGTAAACTCGCCAGTGACGCGATAAAGTCTAAGCTTTCAGGCGCCCGACCCGGTCCCTCTCCCAATCTCATTGCCCTCAACCCATCTTCTACCCAGCACGGTAACGCGATGATCACCACCGGTTCCACCGCCCCAGTGGTCGTCGCATACCCACCTACCCCCTCCGTGCCCCTTCCCAACCCCGACTGCCCTTCCGAACCTGGTCCGTCAGGTGACCGCACATGGCTCCTGGACACTTTCGAGTGGTCCCAGGAAAACCCCATGTGGTGGTGCCTGGCTGGTCAGAATGGAATGCAGTACAACACCCTAGCCAACCCCACCTACCCCTTTTCCGCCTCCACCAACTGGGGCACCCAGAATGGGGTTGCGGCAACTGCTTACCCGCTACCTGCTTCTTTTGTGCAGGCGTATCCAGACTGCCCCTGGACCGCCATGCACGATACCCATGCCTACTTCAACTGTGGCTGGCGCATGCAGGTGGTGGTGAACGGTACTCAGTTCCACGCTGGTGCCCTTCTCATATACGCCGTCCCGGAACGCCCCCTGCTTCCGAACGGTGTTGAATATGAGCACACCACCTTTGTCTACCCCTACACCATCCTCAACCTCTACCAGTCTAACACCGCAACATTGGAGGTCCCCTACGTCGGTTGCACACCCAATACCACCACCTGTGTGCACTCGCCGTGGACTTTCTACATTGCGATCCTCACCCCCTTGGCTGTAGCTTCCTCCTCCAACCAGACCCTTTCTGTTTCAGTTTACATAACTCCTGTTAATTCTTCTTTCTATGGTCTTCGCCACGTGTCCAAGCAGCACTGGAAGACCAGGGCCGTCCCAGGCTCTGGTGCTTTTGGAACTGCCGTTGCAGGGCAGGAGATCCCTATCTATGCTTTTGAAACTTTCACTCCCCCTGTTGATTATCTACCTGCTGAAGTTCACGATTGGCTTGAGTATGCTCACCGGCCCGGCTGGGCAGACATGTTCAACTGGACCACAGCAGATACTCAGGACACTCGCCTTGCTCTTGTCCCCGTTTCACCCGCTTGGCTCTCTGCATCTGGCACACCCATCTCCTTCGTCCTGGACCTCTTCACACAGTGGCGTGGTGAACTCACCCTGTCCCTCCTCTTCACAGGGTCTTCCCAGCATTACGGCCGCCTAGTTGTATGCTACTCACCGCCAAGCGGCGCTCCTCCCGCTACCATCACGGAAGCGATGCGCGGCACCTACACTGTGTGGGACATCAATTCTTCCTCCACTCTTGACTTCACCATTCCTTTCATCTCCCAATCCTACTGGAAAATCACCAACATCTCGGCCCCCGACTCTCTACTCGCCTCCTTTGGCACCCTCACTCTCTGGGTGGTGGCCCCCCTTGTTGCACCTTCTGCAGCACCTCCCAGTGCTACCATCCACGCCTTCTTATCTGCTTCCAACTCCTTTTCTGTCCGGGGCATGTCGATGCCGACCCTGGCCCTCCAAGCCGGGGATGGTATCGAGGCCCCAACTCCCGTTTCCAACCTGGAGAATGGTGAAGCGGCTCACACACCTGAGCCACGCACCACTTTCCAGTACTCTGACAATCCCTCCACTCCTGAGACCAACCTGCGCCGTTACTTCTCTGTGTATAGACCGTCTTTTATGCAGGGGAACAAGTACGGCATCACTGCCACTGCTGGCGTCCACTCAGTAACTTACAACCCGGTTGAGTGGATCGCCAACGCGCAGGTTGGCGACACCCTCCCCATCTTGCTTTCCACTTTCACCTACTTCCGCGGCGATCCCCGGGTTGCCTTCACCATCTCCAACCCGGCAGCCTACACCGCGCAAGTCACCTTCCACTATTTTCCCCCCGGCGCAACACCCTATGACGCCACCTCTCCCAATGCTTCCACTGACCTGGCTAACTGTTTCACCGTCGATGCTCAGATCCCACCGACATCGATGGACACAGTCTGCCTGTCCTTCCCCTACCTTTCAGTTCTTTCTGCTATTCCCACTTCCTACTTTGGATTCTCTAACTTCCAGGGCGGTAGCGATGTGCTCAACACCACGCTTGGAACTATTGTGATCTATGTTGGGTGGCAGGGCGATGCCCCTACGGGCACCGCTCTTACTATCTATCAGAAGATCGCTTTTGGCAACTTCCGTGGTTTCGTTCCTCGCAACCCGCCCAAACTTACTGCCTACTCCCAACCCAACATGGTAACGAAGACGAACGCCATCGTCAAGTTGCCAGTTTACCGGCCAATGGCGACCACCAAAGCCATGGTGCGCCGTCAATGTGCCGGGGAGTCCCTCTTCCAACCCTGTCTCTGCTCTCGCGTTTACATTGTTCGCGCACAGCGCATGACCTACACCCACTGGGCCCTGCGTTGTGTCGACAGCGATGGAACACGCCAGATTTCCCTTTCTCGCTTCAAGTTGTCTGCTGTTGTGGCATACGAGGATCCGGAAGGAGAGGTCTACCGAGAGGTAGAACCTTTCCACTGGTCCTTGGCCGTCGCGATGGTGGGCAGCCCTTGGGACTATTCTGCTTCCAACAACTGCACCCACTTTGTCTCTAACATCACCGGTGTTGAACTTCCCAACACTGGCTTCTCCCTTGCTCTCGGAATCGGGGCACTGGCGATCGGGGCTGGTGTTATGGCCGTTCAAACTGCCAAAGGCCGTATCACCCGCCAGGGGTTGCTGACCCTCGGGGCTCCCCCCGGGGCGATCGATGCTGCACACCGTGTCTCAAGATCCATTGAGGAAACGGTTTCTGCAATTCGATCTGCTGACCTTCTAAACTCCACTGCTAACCTCTCTCTTGCTGCTTCTGACATACGTGAGGCTTCCACCCGGGTATCCTCTTCCATTGACGGCTTCTCAAACATGCTCCAGGATTTTGCCCGAAACTTCCGTGGACGCGTGGATGATGTTGTCGGCTCTGGAATCTCTTCCTTCCTAACTTGGCTCACCAAAATCTTTGGTTACCTTCTGGTTCTTTTTGGCTCTCCCACTCCCATGTCCGTTGCTGGACTCTTGGTGATAATCTGTGCGGATCTGGCACCACAGCTTCGCACCTATTTCACTGAGAGAAACACCACTCTGGGCGCTCTCTTCTATTGGCTGGCAACCAAGCTTGGTTTGTTAGTCACTCCAGAGGAGGCGGAAGTTGCCGCCATCGAGCCTCAAGGCGTGCGGGACTTAAAGGAAGGTGTCCAGGCTGTTCGTAACACTGAATGGCTTGCTGAAACCGCATGGAAATGGGCTAAGAGAGTTCTGGATTGGATTCGTGGAAAAGTCAAGACTGACCCTAAGGCCATTCTTGCCGACTCCCATGATGAAATACTCAGACACTACTCTGAATCCATAGCCGCGCTCGGTTCAGAACGCACTCCCATCAGTGCCATCACCGATGCAATCTCCCGTTGCCGCGAGCTCGTCAAGGTCGCAGCTGACGCCAGGTCTGCTCCCCACTCTTCTTTTCTCAACCAGGCCCTCCGCAACTACCAACTTGCTCTCACGCAGAACCGGATGGCTGATGCAGGTCCGCGCCCCGAACCGGTCGTGATTTACCTGTATGGGCCACCTGGCACTGGGAAATCCTTGCTTGGCTCCCTCCTTGCCTCTGTCCTCGCTCAGAAGCTCTCTGGTGATCCCAACGATGTGTACTCCCCCACATCAGCTTCCTGTGAATACTTCGATGGGTACACAGGACAAGTCGTCCACTTCATTGACGACTTGGGACAAGATCCAGAGGGCCGTGACTGGGCAAATTTCCCTAACCTGGTCTCTTCTGCTCCTTTTATCGTGCCCATGGCCAACCTCGAGGCTAAGGGTACTCACTACACTTCCAAGGTGATCGTCGTCACGTCGAACTTCACCGGCCCCAACCAACGGGCCGCTCGATCCATGGGCGCGCTTGAACGCAGACTCCACCTCCGGATCTGTGTTGACCGCAAAGATGGATACAAGTTCGACGCTGATGATGCCCTCCGTCCCCTTGACCTTCCTTCTAAATACCTTACCTCTCAAACTAAGCTTTCTCTCTTCAAATGCTTCAATCTGAAACCTGACCTCAACTCTATTTTCCTGCCTGAATTTAACGATTTCGACCAGCTCGTTGACGCGATCGTTGCTAGGTTGGATCGGGCCTCTGGTGTTAGCTCCCGCCTTGCTGCTCTCATCAAGCGGCAGGGTGCCCACTCAGAGCGCACCTTCGAGACCGCTCCTTCTGAGATCGACGCGGACGAGGTTCTCGAAATCCTCTCCAAATCTAAACCCGCCCCTACTCACCTTACTCTTGAGCGTGCGATTGCATCAAACGCTCCTCTTTCTTTTATTGACACCCTCTGGAAGTGGCGGAGACCCGTCTTCGCTACGACCACCTTCCTCACAGTTCTAGGCTTTGTCATCACTGTCCTTGGTGTTGCCAAGGTGCTCTGGACCAAGAAAGAGGACACACCGGATGAACCGCAAGCGGCTTATTCGGGCATGCCTCAACTTGGTAAGAAAGACGCCAAGGCAAAGGGCCCAAAACCCGCCCCCACCAGGGGCGTCGTGCGACAAGCCGGCCCCTCCCCTGCTCTTCCCAAGATTGCCGACAACGTCTTGCCAATCCAAGCCAGGACGCCTGCCGGCGTCAACAAATGCTCTGCTCTTTATCTCTACTCCCGCATCTGCATTGTCCCTACCCACATCGTTCCAGACAACACTATCCAGATCCAACTCGGGAATGACGTGTATGATTGGGCAACCTTGAAACACGTTAGGCTCGGGAAGGAGATGACTGTGATCTGGACCCCTACCTCCCGCCAGTATCGTGACCTCCGTCGCTTTCTGGGCTCCCACCCCTACCCTACTGGCCACCTCATCTCTGCTTTCCAAGGCGTTCCGATGTTCATACGGTTCTCCAAGAATCATATGGTCACTCTGGACGTCGAATCTGTTGTCCACGAACCCGTCGCATATGGTTACAAGACACCCAGCTTTGAGGGTATGTGTGGTGCTCCACTCATAACCGATGACCCTGCTGGGATCAAGCTCCTTGGTTTCCATGTGGCCGGAATCGTGGGCTCTACTGGCTTCTCTGTCCCTTTCTATCCCTACCTGCCTGAGATTGAACAGTTCGCTACGGAATGCCAATCCCTGATCATACCAGGTCCGGAAACCCATCCGGGCGTGAATGTGAACAGGAAATCACAGCTTGGGCACTCTCCTGCCTATGGCGCATTCCCAGTGAAGAAGCAACCCGCTGTCCTCCACCAGCGTGATGCTCGTCTCGAGCCTGGAACCAAATTGGATGGCCAACTCTTCCTTAAACACAACAAGGGAGATATGGACAAACCATGGCCCGGTCTCGAGGCGGCAGCAGCTCTCTACTTCTCTAAGTTTCCCACTCTCATCCGAACGCTGACTCAGGAAGAAGCAATCAATGGCACTCCAAACCTGGATGGAATGGACATGAATCAGGCCGCCGGGTACCCCTGGAACACCATGGGCAAATCACGCCGCTCATTGTTCATCGAAGAGGCCCCCGGGTACTATGTCCCCACATCCGAACTCCAGGCTGAAATTGACAAAACCCTGGAGAATCCAGATTACTTCTACTCAACCTTCCTCAAAGACGAGCTCAGGCCGACTCCCAAAGTCACCGCCGGCCTGACTCGTGTGGTTGAGGCAGCTCCAGTGCACGCCATCGTCGCCGGGCGCATGCTCCTCGGTGGTCTCATCGAGTACATGCAAGCCTACCCCGGCCGGCATGGCAGTGCTGTGGGCTGCAACCCAGACCTCCACTGGTCCAAATTCTTCTTCAAATTCGCCAAATTCGATCAAGTGTATGACTTGGACTACAAGTGTTTTGATGCCACCCTCCCTTCCTGCGCATTCAGAATTGTTGAAGATTACCTCGTGAAATTGACTGGCGACGAGCGCGTCCGCGCGTACGTCGAAACCATCAGGCATTCCAAGCATGTCTATGGTAGTCAGACTTACGAGATGATCGGCGGCAATCCCTCTGGATGTGTCGGCACCTCCATCATCAACACCATCATCAACAACATCTGTGTCCTGTCAGCACTCATCCAACATCCTGACTTCTCTCCTGACAACTACCGGATTCTTGCTTATGGCGATGATGTCATCTACGGGTGTGATCCTCCGATCCATCCTAGATACATCAAGGAGTTCTACGACAAACATACACCTCTCGTCGTGACTCCCGCCAATAAAGGCTCTGACTTTCCTGATTCTTCTACCCTCTACGACGTCACCTTCCTCAAACGATGGTTTGTTCCGGATGACCAGCGTCCATTCTACATCCACCCTGTGATGGACCCGGACACCTATGAGCAGTCTGTCATGTGGTTGCGTGGCGGTGACTTTCAGGATCTTGTCACCTCTCTCTGCTACCTTGCCTTCCACTCTGGCCCGAAGACCTACGGGCGCTGGTGCGAACGTGTTCGTGAACAGTGCTTGAAGACTTCTGGCTTCGCTCCAACTTTCCTACCCTATGAATACCTCCAGCTTCGCTGGCTCAATCTCTGTGCAGCTTGACCTCAGAACTCTGGCCTCCCACTGTTCGTCCTGGTAGAATAGACAAGCTTTTCACTATCCCTAAGACCACTCTCTCCGTGGCATTTTCCTCTCAGTGTCCTGCTCCCTCACGGGACTGCACCCAGGAACTGTGAGCTTCCCCCCCTGTCCTTGAAATTTCTATTCTTTTCTTGC